TAGATAAATTTATCCACATCTATTGGTATTGAAAAGTTAAACCCATCTGTATCTCCTACTAATGGTTTAAAACCTTTAGCATAAAAAAACCTAATCATATGTCTTAGATATTGTCTACCAGTACAAGTAATCATTTCTCCCTCATTAATATCACCCCAATTAAAAATATATGGTGCAGATATAGAACCAAAAGCGGAGTTATTGAATATTTTAATCGGTAATTGTTTTTTATCGTACTTACTACCTAATTTATTGTTACCCTCTTTGTAGTGTTTGGCCGCTAAATACTTATACTCATTACGTGTGTCTAACAAATACTTTAACATAGCTTCTAATGCACCAGATATATCTACATCTGGGAACACATTATGTGTTAATTGGATAGATGGGTATAGTGAAGCGTAATCAAATTTAGCTATATTAACACTATAACCCAAATTAAGTAATCTAGATAAACCACCTACAAAGTTTCTTTTTGGTTGAGTGTCTGGAATAGCTAAACCATTTTCATAAGACCAAGCCATCATTAATAGTTTCCACATTGTGGCTGTACCCATAGTTATAGACCTACCGAAATTAGTTGGTACTAGAGCAGCTGTTAAAAAACCAGCTTGAGCGTATGTATCATCAACTTGTTCTGTTTCTAAAAGGTCATCATTAAGGTATTCTTTTAATAAAAATCTACCATTAACAACTTTCCATTTATCTTGATAACCTTCTATAACTTTCGGTTCTGGTTTTTCATCTTCTAAACCATACCATTGACCCGATGTTGGGTTGTAATAGAAATTTTTATTTTCTTTCCATATTTTACCTAACTTATCACCTTCAATATAGACTCTATTATTACGTTCTAATCCAGCTTCTTGAGCTATATACTTCAACCTACCCGATTGTAAACTAGAATTGAGTGCCATAGCTTGTCTAACTCTATGGTAGGTATCCATAATATTATAACCCCACATAGTGGTTTGTTGGTAGTCTTCAATCTCAGCCCCTAATTTAAGTGTTGATGGTTTCCTACTTAAACCAACTAGTGGGTGTTTCGTTTTTATTAAATCACAGGATATATCAACAGAAGTGATTCTATTATCTTTTTTAGCTCTCCTAATATTAGTGTGTGATAAACCTAACCTTTCCATTCTAACAAAAATATAATTCCAGTCAAAATTTTCTGAGTTATAACCAACTATAATTGAAGGTTCTAATTTATGTATTATTTCAAAGAATTTTTCGTACATTTTCTTTTCACCCTCCCTACTATATTCACCATCTTCACCGTAAGCTGTTAATAATTCTTTAAACCCCTTATTATCTTTAATACCAATCATAAAACAATGACCTGTTTCGGGTGTTAAACTAGTTGTTTCAATATCGAATGTTAATTTATGTACTTCAGTGTAATCTTCATATCCTTTAAATAACCTTTTACCAGTTTGAACCATAAATTGTTCTACTGGTGGTAGGATTTGAACTAGTTTTTTATCTCTATCCCAAGGATTAATACCACCTCTCTTAAAAAAATTGACTAAATCACGATATGTACCAGAAGTTTTTACTATATATTTGTAACCATTTTCTAATCTTTGGTTATCACCAGTCTTTAACTTTTCAGTATATATACCAAACTCTCTAGCTTTTTTTCTAATTTTTTCTACATCATCATCGTAGAATCCACTACCCTTCAATGATTTAGTCCAACAAAAAGGTGTAAATTTTTGTACTTTTATTTTTTTACCTTTTATGGGGTCATCAATTACTATATATACTTTGTTGGTTTCGTCTATGGACCAATCACCTGTTTGGTCTAATTCTATTGATACGATGTATTTTTCATCGTCATGACACTCCAAGAATTTTTTAATATCTTCAGGTGTAGCTTTTAATATTTCACTCATTACATTAGATTTTTGGTAGGGGTTAATCTTTTACCCACTAGTTAATAATGAGATAATAATAATAATAATAAATTTATTAATAAAGTGCTGGGGTAGAATTATTTTATTTTTTACTTAATAATTCTTTAATTTTTTTCTTAGCTTTCATTAGATTAGTTTTAGAGGTGTTTTCTGAAATACCTAATTCTTCAGCGATTTCTTTGTGTTTTAAATTTTCAAAATAATAAAGTTCAAAAACTTTTTTATATGACTTAGATAGTTTGGGTAACACTTTTTTGATTTCATCAATGGTGTATCTACTTTCTTCTGGTTCTGTAACAGTATCTTTAACATTATCTAAATTATATTCCGATTTACCATTAGTGAAACTAATTTTTTTCTTCCTTAGTTCATCCAATATGTTGTTCCTTATAACTCTAGATACCCAAGCATCTATTGAACCTTTACCGTCAAACTTGTTTAAATTTTGGTATACTTTTATAAAACCATTTTGACAAAAATCTTCTGCTTTAGCTTTATCTTTTGTGTATTTTCTACATACTGTCGATAACATTTTATCCCATAACTTATCGTAAATATCATTAAACTTACTATCACCGTTTTCATTAATAATTTTTTTAATATCTTCATTTAAATTATTAGAATTTATTTTTAATTTTAGTTGTTTAACGAATTCTTTAGACATCTCTTTTAGGAAAACATTACCTTCCTTACCAAAATACTGTAAACCAGATATATTGGTTATACATTTATGACCACCACTATTAGCCTGAATCATGTCCCAACCAGAAACCTTTAGAATTTTTAAAGCTTTAACTTCTTTTTCGGATAATTTTGAATATGGTTTATCCATAACTTTTTTAATCGCTTTTTCCCATCTTTCAGTTGTGTAGTCTTCCGGTACACCTTCAGGTGGGTTATCTAAACCTTGTACACCATTATCGGTATTTTCAAACATAGCTATCATATCTGTGAAGTTAAACCCAACTGAATCTTCATCAAAAGATTTATTTTTTTCAGCGAAATATTTTACACTATCTATAGTTATCATTTTATCTTTTAATGGGGTTTCAAATACTTTTAACACATCTTGTGCTATTTCACCTAAATTAACACCTTTTAATTCTCTATTAGCTTTAAATGGGTTACAAGAGGCTTGTAATAAACCTAAAGGCCAAGCTATAACTAAAAAATTAGCATTTGGGAAGTTTTTGAATGGGACGTACCTATCATAAGCACCTGGTTTAAATAAAGCTCCACCACCGTATTGTGCTATTATACCATAATCCTCTAAATAACTAACATTATCACTTTCCTTTTGTGTTTCAATATATTTTTCTAGATTGGATTTCATTATGTCTGGTGAAACATAACCCTCTTCTTTAGCTAGTCTAATTATGTTTTGGTATATGTTTAAAAGTGATGGGGTTGAATCTAAAACTAATCTTTCTAAAAATTTTGGTTTGTTTTTATAAGCTAAAAGTAATTTATTTGTCACTAAAGCCATTAATTTTTTATTTTTAGATAACTCTTTTTCTTTATCTAATTGAAAAACGTACCTCATTACTTCTTCTGGTTTTATACCCATATTAACGAAATCAGCTGAATCTACTGTAGATATCATTTTAATATCTTCATTAGGGAAAATATCTGATGGTGAAACTACTTGTGATATGGTTTCAACATTTGAACGTGAAGGTCTGAATGAAGTTGATGCTATTTTTTCAGCACCTATTTGTTTATCGTGATGGTCTGTATGAATAACGAACATTGGTTTACCATGAGCGAAATCAACTAATACTGGCATTATATCACCCTTAGCTGAAGGTTTTTTAATAGCGAATTCTTTATCACCATATTGTATTATTTCTGAATCAACAACATCGATACCATTATTCTCTAGGTAATTTTTCATAGCTAGAGCGGTAGTAACACCATCTAAATCTTGATGGAAATAAATCTTAGCTTTATCGTATCTTTTAGATAAATTTTTTATGTTACGTATACCACTTTCTAGTAATATTTTACCATTAAATAAGATATTCATTGTTTATATTTTTATATAAATATCTCCTCAGTACTGTTCTTGCTAATTTTTAGATTTTTCTAGACTTATAAGTTTATCCAAATACATTTTAGCTTTTTGTAAATCTTGTAAACCGTTTTTATGTCTCCATCTAGTAACATATTTAACGATGTTACCTTCGAAGAAATCTAAATCATGTGAATGGGCGTAATCCCACATCTCAATACCTTTATTGTAGTGTGTTGGGTGTTCTACTTGTTCTCTACTCTTATCTTCCATCCTTACTAATAATTTGTGTTATTAAATCATCTGATATGTCTATTGTTTGGTGTTCGTCACCTATAACTGTATCAATTATTTTACGTTTTTTCTCTAATATTTTATAAATCATTTCATCTATTGTTCCAATAGCTATTGGGTAATAAACATTCACAGTACTTGATTGACCTATTCTATAAGCTCTATCTTCTGCTTGAGCGTGATTAGAAGGTACAAAGTCTAAATCGTTCATGATAACAATCTCAGCTTTTGTTAATGTTATAGCTGTACCCGCTGATATTAAATTACCTACAAAAACTTTAATATCATCATTTTCTTGGAATAGGTCAATAGACCTTTGTTTTTGTTTACCATTCATTTTACCATTATGTCCTACAGCGATATTACCAAAATGATTCATCAATGCGTCAAAAGAATGGGTAAAATTAGTAAAAATAATTACTTTTTTACCATTCTCTATTGCTTGTTCCGCAAGTTCAATACTTTGTTTTGTTTTTTCTAGTGCCAAATATTTCCTTAAAACAACTAGTTCTACCATGTGTCTACCAGCACCTAAATTTTTACCCTCACTTTTAGCCCAAGCTAAATACTCATCGAAAACATTACTATATTCTTTCATGTCATCAATTTCAACGTAATATGGAGCAACTATTTTTGGTGGTAATTCTAGGTGGTCTTCTTTTTTTCTTCTTAATATTAACCTTTTGGTTCTTTCGTGTAATTCTTCTAAATTTGAGGCACCGTCTGTAATCCATATATCCCTCATACCATTTTTAGTTTTTTTCCTAAACTTTTTTGCGTCACAATATCTAAAGGCATAATATTGCCAACTAGATGTTAATGGTGAGTCACATAAATTAAGTAGGTTGTAGAAATCCATAGGTCTATTAGCTATTGGTGTACCGGTTAATAACCACTTTTTTTTGACTGTTTCTCCAACCTCATTAATTATTTTAGTTCTAGCTGCTTTTGGGTTTTTTGCCATATGACATTCATCTATTATCATTAAATCAAAACATTCTTCAACTAGATGTCTATTCACTTCCCAATCTTCATATTTTTTTCTACCATCTTTTAGTGTGTGAAAATTTTTTAATATATCATAATTTATTATTGTGAACTTCTTTGGATTCCAATGACCTGTTTTTATA